TCGCCGACGAAGGGTTTTCCGCCAAGAGCAAGGATGGGTTGGGTCACGTCGATTTTTGTCACGGTGTTCCTCCTGTGTTGTTTCTTGAGCTTTCGCAAAAATCTTCCCACGGGAATACGCGCCTGTCAACTACATCGGCAGGAACAAGGCGAGCTGCGCCTGCCAAAAAGCCACGCCGGATTGCGCCCGCGCAAGCTCTGCCTCGATGTGCTCGCGACTGAACCGCTGCTCTTGAAGGTGCGCGGTTCGTTGCACAACCTCTTGCGTCTCGGCATCGACCGAAATCTCAGGGACGTTGAGCTTCACTAAATCTCCGGTCCGGGCGTCCCTGAGTGCGACTTCTTTGATGAGTTCTGGCATTGTCGGCTCCTTTTTTTTAAACCCCTATGATCTTCGAAATCCCGCTTCGAGCAGCACCAAGCACCTGCCCGATCGCGGTGTAATCCTTGCCGAGAAATTTCCCGGCGTCCCAGCCGTTCGGCCCCGCGCAGCACTCGTCGGCGCCGGTGTTGAAATTGGCGCGAGCGGCGCCTTCAAAGTCGGTCGTGAAGTACGAGGACTCGTCGATGCCCGTGCGGTTGCAATCCGCCGTCGCTTTCAAATGGACATCGAAAGACGACGGCGTGTTCGAAACGAACTGGTTAGCGGAGGCTTTGTTCGAGAGGTTTGCGTCAGCACTGCCCGCCGTGGCGTCGGAAGAGATGTTGTAGAGGAACGTCCCTCCCGTTCCCGCGAGACTCGTGTAATAGTCCTGCGTGCCGCTGTCGCCGACGTAGTTATTTTCTATCAACCAATAGTTGCGGGTCAGGTTGTGGATTCCAATGTTCTTCGCGTCGAGCACCGTGTTGTTTGCGAGCAAGGACTCGTGGCCGGAAGTGGCAGCTCCCGCAATATAGATAGGCCAGCCGTTGCCAGACGTCCCGATGTTGACAAGCGCGTTGTTGTAGCAGCGCATGTCCCCGCCGCCGAGGTACAACCCGAAACAATCGTACCCGCTCGGCGCATCGCAATCGTAAATGAGGTTGTTGTAGATGTGGACGCCATCTCCATAACCGGACGCGGCGTGTAGGATATAGTTGATAGAACCTGCCTTGTACGAAGAAGACGTGATGCAGAAATCCGATAACCGCACGTAGTCCGAAAGCTGAACATGCGCGGCCACGGCCGCCGAGCCGACATCGAGCACAATCCCGCCGCCGCGTTGGCCGGCGTGACTGACCATTGACTTGATGTGGATGTAGTCGGCAGCGCTCGCGTTCGAGAAGCCGGTCAACACGTCAAGCGTTTCAGCGTATCCTGCCGCTTTCGCGTAGACCTCGACGGTCTGGACGCCTTGCCCAGATAGGTCGCCGGGTATAGCGTCGATAGCGGCCTGGATCGTGCTGTAGGTCTTGCCGTCGCCAACTGTAAATGTGGTCATATTACATGACTCCAACGCTCGCCGCCCTTATGCAATCTCCACCATTGCCATATTGGGCATGAAGAACATGATGTCAGCGGTGATCGCCCAGCCGACGCATTGCACCCGGTCGCCGCTTCCAGCCGGCTGGGTCTGGGTCAGTGCCCCGGTCGTCGTGCTCACGAAGATCAAACCCGCCTCGCCCGGCCCTACCGTCCAGTTCCACGCATCATTCCGAATCGGTCCCCAGATGTGGACGGGCTGGGCGCCCTTCGATGTCGAAAGCGCAAGTGCAACGCACGGCATGGTTGTTCCCGCGTCCGCGTCCGCGTCTTCCAGTTCGCCATCGGCCGCCATGAACAGTGCAGATCCAAATGCGGGTGATGCGCCGGCATCAATCGTCAGCGTCATGCGCTGGCCATTGGCCGTGGTGTCATCAGCCGGTGAAGCCTTTAAAATCTGGTTCCATCCGTTGCGGTCGTTTTCGATCTGATTCCAGCACAATCTCATCCGCTTGTTTACATTTGCCGCGTCTGCTGCCTGCAGCGCAATCGTCGGATCGGTCTGTAGGGTCATGCCCCAATTGGTCAAGCGGTCAGCTTTTTCGCAAATGACGACGGCGTTGGTTTCAGCCCCTAGGCTAAACACCAATGTATCAAGATTGTTGTTTGTCGCCTCGTGACAAATAGCGGAATCAGAACTACTGCCAAACAACAACACCTTATCATCGTAAAACAGCCCGTAATGGGTAAAAATTGCACCAGAAATAAAGGTGGCATCGGCATCGAAAAATGATACACCATCCACCTCAAGCGGTCCCGAAACATATAGCGCCCCGGTTGTCGGAGTAATTCTGTTAGGCGTCCCGCTGCCGACCCCCACATAACCGGACATGCCACCCGGCGCAGCCGTCCCACCGACAAGACTGACAATCCCCCCGTTGCGGTTTGCACCAGTCGCCGACGCCCAGGCCGAATGCGCAGTGATCGTCAAATTCGGCGCTGGGTTGTCGGTCGTCATCGTCCCGCCGAGAATCGAGGCGTAGTCGATGTGCAACCGCTCGCCGGGCTTCGTCGCGGCGGACGATTGCCATGTCAACGTCGGGTGTGTCTTCTGTGCGTTTGCGAAGTCGGTCCCGACATCGGTCTGCTCGCAAATGACCAACGATCTGGAATCAGCAGACAACCCGAGCACCAACGAATCCGGCGTCTGTCCGGTGCGATACCCGAAAGAAGCGGCGCTCGTGCTCCATTCGAGCGTTTTATCCGATAATGTCTGAACGTCGGTCGTACCTACCACTGACCCTGAAACCCCATGCACTCCGCTCGAAGATCCAATGTGCGTATCAATCTGTGCGTGGGTGTTCGTTCCCGCGCCGCTCAAGTTTTGGTGGCTGATCAAGTCGCTGCCACCTACCTCGTGCGAGCTTGCATGTGTCGACGGTGGAAACGTCGAAGGCTTGTCCGTCAAATGCGTGTAGCTGATCGTTCCGCCGCTCGCTCCTGCCGCGCTGTGATTGTGCTGCGCGTTTGTGAAGTCCGCAATCGTCGGCGTCGTCAGGGTCTTGTTGGCCAACGTCGCCGCTGTCCCAGCATAGACAAAGGTATCGTCTATCGAAGGCACCGGGAAAGTCAAAGTCCTATCCGTTGACAAGGGATCCCAATTTAACAAGTAGTTGTAGCTGCCCGACTTGAAAGAAAATGAAGTGTCGAGAACAGGAGCCACCAACGTCTTGGCGGATATTATCTGAGAGTCCGATGTCCCCACGACCGAACCCACGACCCCGTGCACTCCACTCGATGCCCCAATATGGGTGTCGATTTGTGCGTGGGTGTTCGTTCCCGCGCCGCTCAAGTTTTGATGGGCGATGTTTCCCTCGGCAACGTCCAACGTGTAAACGTCCGACGTCGGACCGGAGATCGACAACTTCGTCGAACCCGCTTTGAAAGTGTAAAACCCGATCTCATTTCCGACCTTTGACTTGTACCACCCGTTTTCCCCCCCCTTGTTCCCCGCCGTCGTGAGATCAGACGGCACCGACCACGCGCCCGAGCCGTCCAAGTAGTCAGTCGCCGCACCGCTCAACTTCGGTAACAAGCCGTGCGCCGAAGCCGTCGCGTTCAATGCTGTGATATCCGTAGGCGCCGCCAGCTCGTCGAGCTTGATTGCGTCGCTCCCCCCGCTCTTGTGACTCGACGCGTGCGCGTCCGGCGTCGCCGCCATCCATGCGAGCTTCACCCCGGCGTCGCCATCGGTAACGGCTTGAAGCCGCTTTCCAATGTCGCCAACGGCCGCGGACGGAGGCGTGAAGGTGGCCCAGGTCGGAGTCGTGTCAACGAGTCGCCAGAAGCTCCCGTCAGAGGTCTGCTTCGCGAGCTTGTCGACGTGCCGCGTCTCCAGCCCCGTCGCGCCCTTGCGCGCGGTCTGTGTCGCGTACGCGAGGTCGTGGGCGATATGGATGCTCCCGACCGTCTCCATGTCGTGATACTGAGTGGTCATCAGTCGAAACTCCTCGACAGGAGGTACCCTCCCGTCGCTCTGTTGACGATAAGCTCGTTCGTGTTGCGGCTCATGAGGTACTCGTTCTCCGGTCGATAGGCCTTGACACCTCCGTCTATCACCACCTCAACAAACGCCTCGAGTCCGTCGATGACAAGCTCCTCAAAAGGATATGTGACCCGCTTGCCCATCTCTCAATCGAGCTCCGCGCGGACGTTCAGCGTAACCGCAAAACGCCGAGGAAGCGTCATCCCGTCCAACTCGAACTCTGCCGAGTGGGTTCCCTCCACGAGATCCCCCGCCTGAAAGGTAACATGGCCCAGCTCCGGGTCGCCGCCCGCGTCGGGGACCACCGTCCGCGAGAACTGCGTTCCGTCGGCGAGCAGGACGTTCATCACCCTCGTCGTGTAGTCGGCCAGGTCCAGCCCCTCGAACCTCACCGGCAGAGGCGGCGCCGTGTCGTTCTCGACCAGGTCTACGATGATTTTACGTGGCACGACCATGTCAATGCACTCCGTTCCTCACCGCGAACTCGCGCAGCGCTTCGACCACTCTCTCCACCTGATTTCGTTCCGCGCTGACCTGCTTATCAAAAAAGGAGTTCTGCTCCTTGAGTGATTCGCGAAAGTCCGAGCGCTCTTGTTGCAGCGTGTCCTTGAAATCCTTCCGCGACGCGTCGAGGTTTTCCTTGAAGTCGCTGGCGAGGCGCGGAATCGTCTTGGTGAACGTGTGCCACACGAGCAACGCAATCAGACCCAACGACCCGCCCCCGGTTGCCACCTCTACCCAATTGACGTTCTCAATCATTTCGCTCTCACCTCCACCGTTTTCAAATCCCTTGCCAGTACGAGGTTGTATTTTTCCTCGGGAGCATCGAGGCGTTCGCGGATTTCCGCAACGCGCTCGCCCATCTCTACCTCGAGCGCATGAAGCTTGCCGAGCAGTACCTCCTGCTTGAGTTGGAGGTTTTCGATTCGCAAACGCTCCACCTCTTCAAGCGCATGAACGCCCTCCCGCTTATCGGCTTCCTGCTCGGCCCTCAGTCGCTCGACGCTCTGCTCGGGGGTTTCCATTTTATGTTTCCTCCTGTTAAAATAGAGCCTGCCAACCGGCACCGTTGTGGCAGTACAATTTGTTGGACGCGGAGTCGTAGTATATTTCTCCGGCGGAGCCTCCCGAGGGCGCGCCGTTTCGAGGTTCACAATAGATTGCCGCTCTTGAGTTGGTCGATCCTCCCCGAGCGTGTACTCCATACCCCTCCAGACCCGAACCCCCTCCTGGACCGCCAACACCATATACTCCCGGTCCACCGTTGCCTGTGCCGTTACCTGCCCCACCGTTGCCGTAGACGCCATAGCCTCCATTTTGATTAGTGTCCCCGTCACCACCGGTACCGGTTACCCCCTGAAACCCTGGGCCCGCTGTGCCGTCCCCTCCTAGTCCGTTGACTCCAATAGTCCCGTAGCCCACCACGCCGCCGGCCAGGCCTGTAGGAAAACTAAATCCCTCCTCCAGACCGAGCACACCTATGGCAGGCCCAACACCATAAACACCAGGACCATCTTCAAATGCGCCGTTCTTATCCCCCCCTTCCCCGTACACCCCCGCGCCTCCATCTCCGTTTGAAACAGCATCCGCACCGACACCATGCAACCCGTGACCAGCATTGCCGGTAGACGCCGAATCCGCAATGCCCTTGAACGCAGCGGTCGACGCACCAAACGCCGCCGTGGCCAGATCTACTTCCCACGGGTACGGCGACTCGATAATAGCTGCTTTGATCTTGATCGCATCGTCGGCATTGCCTGGATTTTTGATGAACAACTCATCCTTCGACGCCCCGTCCGCAAATCTCTCGTTGATCCACTTGATCCAGTCCCCCGTGATCCCTTGCAACCAGTTCTCGTAGTTGTAGGGAGGAGCTTCCTCGAACGTCCAACCCGCGTCTTTCTTTCCGCTCGACGGCTCGGTCCTCGTGCCGGTATCGGCCCAGCGAGGGATCACCGTCGGTTTGCTGTATGTCGCCGCCATCAGTACGCTCCTCCGTATTTGCCCTGGTCGAATCCTTGACCCGAGGTGTCGAATCTGAAGCGCTCGGCCTCGGGAACCCCGTGGTAAATGAGATGCGCCAACACGCCCGCCGCCGTCGCGGTGTGGAGCAGGTCGCCAATGCGGTGAGCTTCTTCCTCGTCACCCACGGCTGTCGCCAACTCGGCAGTCAACGAAGCGGGATAGTACTCGGTCAAGGTCACAGCGCTACCTTCGCTCAACACCACCAGCAACCCTATCAAATCAACAGGCGTTCCCTCGCTCAAGTTGACGAGGATGCGCCCGCGAATCGCAACTCGGTAGTTGTCATCCCCCCGCCCGAGGCGAGGCTCTCCCACGATATCCCCCAGCGTGTCGAGCTGAGCGCCTATCGCCGTGTCGATGCCCCTCTCCTCGAGCAGCTCGAACAACGCACCCTCCAGCTCTTGGACCTGCTGGACGAACGCCGTCAACGTGGCCGCGATGGTAGGCTGTCCCTTGAACTGCTCCACGAGGTTCGCCAGAGCTTCCGCGATGTGCGTTGTGACCTTCGTCAACCCCATCACGTCACCGTAATCCGAGAGGTGTCAAACGCGGCTATCTGCCGCACCCCTATCGAAATGTTCGCCGTTCCCACCGGAGGCGTCACCGTGTCGATCGTGAACGCCGTCACGTCAACTACTCCAGCAATGCCCAACGGAATCGCCTTGAAGACCAGCGCTATCACGTCCTCGCCCACCAACAATGAATCTCCCTTCGCTACGAGGGCGGCCTTGACCTGGTCGTCACCGTCCGTCGGATACAAGTCCGTGTCCTTGGTCAACGTCGCCGCGATATAGATGTTCACCGCCGTCGGTTTGCTCCAGTAAATCGTATGGCTGATTCCCTGCGAATCCTCTACCGTGTCCGTCTCGCTGCCGTAGGTCGCGATGCCCGCGGGCTTGTTCTCCCAGATCGTATCGGCAACCTCTTGCTCCTGCGCCGCTGTCCAGCTCGCCCGGTACACGACCGCCTCGAACGAGTGCGGAGGTAGCCCGTCGCCATCGGTCACGTCCGACGTGTTCTCCAACACCGTCACCTGCAACACGCCGGCGATCTCCAACAACTTCGCTCGAATCGCCTCGACCGTCGACGACCCTGACGCTCGGAGCAAAGCCTCCCTCCGCACACGTAATTCCGGATCTGTCTCGAGATTCGTCCCCTCGACCGCGTCCGCTGTGTTGAACCCTTTGACCTCGGTGGTCGAGAACGCGAGCGGGGTATTCGCCGTGCCTCCCGTCACCTCGATCGCCGAACCCGTGCCCTCGGTGTCGCTCTTGAGCCTGACCCTCGAGTTCTGCGCCGAAGCCGTCAGCCCCGAGGTCTGGCTGGCAATCTCCGCAGCAGCCGCCGCCGCGGTCCAAGGGTCGCCTGCAGCAAAGGTCACGGTCTGCACCGAGCCCCTGTCCACCTTGAGCGTCAAGCTCTTGCCGTCGAGCGCGTAGTTCTCCGCGGTTCCGCAAGTGAGTTGCGCCGCAGCACTCCACCCGGAGACCGGGGTTTGAATCGTGTCGAGGGTCTTCGCCAGCCCCACGATTTCGCCGTTGTCTTCGGACTCGGCCTCGACCGACAACGTGGCATTGTACCCGAGCGAATTGACCAGTGCCGCCGTCGTCACGAACCGCGCCCCCTCGCTGCCCACCGACACGACAGAACCGGCCGGAACGGTCACGCCGGCGTCGAGGAACATCTGGTCGAGAGTCACGGTCGAGGGCGTCGCAGGGAGCCGTATGGTCCCCGTAATGGCCGCGATGTTGTCGAGGGCATCCCCGGTCGCGTAGTCGGGGTGAAACGCCCGGTATACGGCTTCGGCGACGTCCCAGAGCTCACGGAGCTTGTCGCCGAAAACGCCGACGATCTGCCCGAAGATAGATGTCGCGAGAAGGTTCAGCGTCGGCGAGATGCCGTCCCTCAACGCCGCATTGATCTCGGTCTGAATGACCGTCAATGTCTTCTTGACAAAACCCGAACTCTCTACACCGTAGGTCATGCTCCCTCACCCAACGGGACGATGAATTCCTCGTTGTACTCTATCACGCCATCCGTACACGTTCCACGAAAGTCGACTGTGAGATTTCGCGAAGCGCCTTCGTAGGTTACGTTCATGTCGGTGATCGCCAACATCCCCGGCACCTTCAACACCGCCTCTCGGAAAAGCTGGTTCAGCTCTGAGAGGCGGGGCTTCTGCCCGAGCACGCGCTCGAACCACGGGAACCCAATGCGCGTGTCGAGAAACCACTCCCCGAGAAACGTCTTGAGCGACGTACTCACGTGCTGCGCCACTGCGTCTACGCCGTCGACCAACACGAGGTCGTCGTTCTCGATCGCCAGGTCGCCACCTGTCAGTTTCAAATCCATCTCAGTCAGCCTTCAGATTGGTAGAGGCTATCATTAGCTCGGTCCACGGCACCGTCGGAGCACTCGGCACCCCCACTGCCGCAGTAGGATGCGTGTGGGCATTGAACTGCTTAACCAACAAATCGACAACTGCCACAAACGTTCTTGCCGATACCGCACCGCCTGTGACCACCTCTACCGTTGTATCTTTCATTCGCACCTGCGCGCCCTTCTCTTTGCCGAACACCGCGCCCCCGGTCAACACCTCCTTCAACGCTCCCGGCACCGTCGCTAGCCCCGGTATCGCTATCGCGTCGCTCAAGTCGTGCTTCCTCAAGTCCTTCGGATCCACGTCCACCTTGCCGCTGCTCAAGCCCCACTCGTCAATCGACCTCTCGCACACGAGCAACAACACCGTATCACCAGCCGCAAGCGGGAGATGGATGAAGTAACCCCCGGCCCGCGGCCAGAGCACCGGCACCTCGGGCAGCACCGGCAGCACGTCCACCCCCTCGCTCCCGTCGTCGTTCACGAACGGCAGCTTCACCGTTGGCTTCACGTCGGCCCTCTGCGTGGCGGCGTTGTACTTGGTTACAACCCCCGGCAATGCTACGTGAGTGCTCGCAAGGCCCTGGTCCACCGCAGCCTGCAACAGCTCGGCCATCGTCGGAGTTCGCGTCTGCCCCAATCGCGTCATATCCCTATCGCCTTCCCCTCGAACTCAGTGTACCAGTCCGTTCCCCACGTGTCCCCAACGTACTGCGTCCGACCAACCTTGAACGTCCCGGACTTACCAGGCTGCTCGGAAAACACCGTGACCCTTCGCCCCGGCCGAATCGCTCCGGTCAACAACGACCTCGCCGTGATTCCACCGTCTTCGCCCTTCTCTGGCGACCCTATCAATCCCGTCGTCGCCGTGAGCTGGACCACCTCCTCCAACGTCGTCTCCTCGGGCGCAAGCACTTGGAGCTGTCCATCCTGCACCGACCACGTGTAGCCCGCTGCGCTCACGTACTGGTCGAGGATAGTAGACACCTTGCCCGACACCACAACCCCCGTCTTGAACGCAACCAGTCCCCGCAAAGGCGCAGCGAACTTCACTGCGGAGTTGCCGAGCCCCAGCCCCGCCTCCGCGGCGAGTCGCAACAAAAGCGATTGCAGCGTGGTCCCCGGGCCGAAGGCTTGATTGATACGCTTCGACGCAAACTCGTATTCGCCGTCCCGCGCTTCAATTTTTGTTACCCAACTCGTTCCGTCCCGGTTGCTGTCCGCGACTTCGAGCTTGCCGTAAAAGAGGCGGTCCTTGCGCGACACATACCCGGCTTCGACTATCACCGGGTAACCCTTGATTTGCACGGCCTGGCGCTTGGCGAGCGACAGATTGTAGATTTCGATTGCCGCGGAGTTCGGCGAGCGGTCCTCGGTCTTCTCAATCGAAAACGTCGCCTTCATCACCGGGGTCGGTGTACCATCCGTCGAAGGCAACTTCGACCGCCCTTCGATTCGCACCGGCCCTACCTGCACGGTGAAGTCCCTATCGAAGAGTTGCCACTTCATGAGAACAGCTCCACGATATCGGCGGCGGGAAAGTAGATCATCGAGGCGTTCTTTCCCAGCCCCTCGAAGGCCACGGGATCAGACGGCACCTCGTCCGCGTCGACGAACAACACCTCGCCGGAAGGCCGAACCTCGGAACGGTCGAGACGGAATACCGGCCAGTTGACTACCAGCTTGATGCCCGTCCGAATCGGCGTCCCATCCAACGAGTAAAGCGACATGTACCAAGCTTCGTCACGAGAGTTCCAGCGGAAGGAGCACTGATAGTCGGTGCCGTCCATGTCGACGATAAAGTAGAACGCCACGTTGTCCGCTGCGTTTCGAATCGGTATTTCTTCAAGAGCCATCAGAACAACGCCATCAACTTCTCGGCCGCTTGATTCGCAAGCGATCCGTTGCCTGCATCTTGCTTTTTCTGTGAAGGGGCATTCTTCTCTTTCTTCCCCTCGTTCGACTCCTCCGCCGGATGCTTCTCCTTCTCTGCTGGCACCGGCACGTCAACGCTTGCTGCCAACGCCAATTGAATCTCCCTCAAGGTAATCGTGATGTCCAGGATGTTTCCGCTCGTGTAATCCCTCCGAACGGACAAGGACTCGATGGCCATGTTCGACCACGACCTCAACGAAGTTTTGACCGTGACCAACACCCCCGAGTCGTGCATCTCCCGTAGCTTCTCGTAGGCTGCGTTCACCCTGTCGTGAGAAGGACGCGTCGCACCTATCACGGGACTCGTGCGAGGAAGTAGGGACTGAACGCTCGGCAACAAAATGACCGGCGTATTCGTCACAACCTCACTGATTTCAAGCGACCGCGGCAAGCGGCGGATGTGATCCGTGATTCCTATCCCCGACTCGACCGGGTGGCTCACTATCTCGGACTGGTCGTTGTGCGTCTCGGACACGCTGGCGTCGAAGCGTACCCCCCCTGGTACCGCCGGAAGCTGCGTCGTAATTTCTACGCGCTGCTTGCGAAACAAAAAGGAGGTGACATCCGTGAATGCCATTGCCTACACTCCCGGCACCAGCGCCGCCGCCTTCGGCACTATGGCCCCCATCGCGTCGCGGTTCACGCGGGCCATGTGCTTCTGCACCTGGCGCCCCACTTCGGTCGCAAGCTGCCCCTCGTTCATCCCTGGCGACGCATTCACGCTCACATCGATTTTGGTGTTCTGCGAAACCGAAGGCCCTCCTCCGGCGCCCACCCCCGCCCCGGGACGTGCTAATTGTGCCGCGCCTAACAAGCTACCTATATCTGCCAGCTCGATTCTGCCTCCTCCACGGAGATTCTCGCCCAACGAAAAAACACCCCGAATACCACTTGCTATCGGCGAAATGAAATTGTCCATGAACCACGTCTTCAAAGCGGTCCACTTCGCCACCCACTCCGCTTTGATGTTGTCCATCCCTAAAATCGCCGCTTCGAGAAACCTGGTCCACCCGGCCCCCGCCTCCGCAACGATGTCCATAAAGAACTGCTGCCAAGCAATCTTCATGTCATTTACCGCCGTTTGAACCGCAGTCACCCACGAAAGCCAAAGCTCTTTCCAAACCGGCGTAGTGTCCTCCCCGGCTTTCTCCAAGTCCGATATGAACTGGCGATAACCCTCACGGGCTTCGTTTAGATATCCGGTGATGTCGATGCCCGTCCACTCCTCGAGCTTCTTGATTATCTTGCCGAGAAGGCTCGGCTGCCCTTCGAGGTACGCTTGTATGTCCTCGAGTACCAGCACGAGCAAAGCTAGACCAATGAACCAGCGCCCCCACGCACCGGCCCGCAGCACGGCCACCACTCCCCACAAAACCCCTATGAGCACTCCCCAATCTTTCACAAACCCCGGAAGCTTATCAATGAGTTTCGCGATGTTCCCTGCCAGCTTCCCGAAGAACTCGGACATCCTGCCGACTACCTGCGCGACCTTTTCAAACACCTCGCCGATGCGTTGCCGAATCCAATCCTTGTTCGCCTTCCACCATTCAAGCGTCCCCCTCGCCGCACGGTTCATCCACGGTAGAAGCTCTTTCGCGATCGTCATCTTTATCGACCGCATGGTGACATCCATACGTCGCTGATTATCGACCCACTCGGCGGACTGCGCTATCAACTCATCGTCCATCACGCCGCCGAGGTCGTGCATCTCCTGGACCATCGCACGAATTGAATCTCCACCCTCCTTGAGCATGGGGATCAACTGCGCCCCTGAACGCCCAAGTAGCTTCGTCGCTACCGCCGTCCGCTCGGCGTCGGTCTTCATCCCCTTCATCCCGTCTGCAACCTCAAAGAACAGTTCCGTTGTGTCCTTGAAATTGCCTTGGGAATCTTTGATGTTGATACCGAGCCGGTCGAACTCTCGCGTGTACGTCTTCAGCCCCTC